GAAAATTTAGTAAACTGGATTAACCAAAACATTGAAGAGTTGCAAAACAAATCAATGATGGGCAGTGATTCTGGAAGCTTAAGTAAAAAACCAACTCAAAAATCATTAGAGGTGTTAGGCGAAGATAAAGGCACTATCACAAGAGACAAAAACACCTTTAGAGAAGAAAGAGAGATGGATTATGGTTGGAATGACGTAGAAGGCAACCCTAAAAGTTTATTAGAGCCAAAAACAATGAATATGGATAATAAACCACCATCTATGACTATTACTCCTGATGATTACTCTCCAACGCTTAGAAATGAGCTAAACACAATGGGATTAAAAGATGGATATACTGCTGACTCGGTGCTAGATTATTTTAGACCACTAGAGGCTGATGGTATTAAGCCAGAACAAGTGTATTCAAGCTTTAATAAGTTTAAACATGAGATGACAGGTTACGATAACGCAGGTAAGGTTTTAAATGGAAAAGAGCATAAAGTATATAACTACGAAATGCACTCTCAATTCGCTCAAATTATGAGGGAAAATGGTATGCCTAAAGTAGCAGATTATATTATGCAAATGCTAGAAAACAGAGGACTATAAAGGAGAAACTATGAATCATGAATCAATAGCTAACATTCTTAACGATGATAGCTTTAAAGAAGCAATGGATGATTTAGTTAAGATGCACTTAGATATGCTAATTAACTCAGATGTAGATGACAAGACAGCAAGAGAAGTATGTTATTTAAGAATAACTACTATTAACGAAATAATGTCTCATTTACAATCTATCGCAGACCAAAAGAAAATAGACAGCAAAAAATGGAAGATTTAACGCTCTAGGAGCGATTAAAATTATTCCGTGTAGGGTAGGTAGGGCTAAATCAACACAGAGCCTTAAAATGCCTCACAGCAAATATCAGCCAAAATAGAGCCCCATTTTATGCGGGTCTCAGGGCACTAATTTATTACCCAAATGGGTATAAACGAGCTATCGTTAAATAGCAAATTATAAGGAAGAATTATGACAGAGCAAATCAACCAAGAGTCTAACTCAGTTGAAACTCCAAGAGATGCAACGGAAGTTTTCACTGAAATGTTAGAAGCCGAGGAATCAAACGATAAACCAGAGGTAGAAAATGAAGAAGTGGCAACGGAAGCAGTTGAGGAAACTGATGAAGAAGCATTGGAAGACGAAGTAGACGAGGAATCTGAAGAAGATGAACCAGAAGATGCTGAGGAAGAAGATGAAGATTCAGAAGAAGACGAAGTAGAGGTAGAGGAACGCAAGACCTTTAGAGTAAAAGCTAATGGTGAAGAAAAAGATGTCACACTAGACGAATTGGTCAGTGGCTATCAGAAAGGCGAAGACTATACCAAGAAAAGTCAAACTTTAGCAGAGCAACGTAAAGTTGTAGAAGCAGAAGCTAAGGCAATCCAAGAAGCACAAAGCATCAGGGAGCAATACGCTCAAAGGCTAAATCAGGTGCAACAAATTCTCACAGATGGAAAAGAGGATATGGCTGATTTAGAACAATTAAAAGAAAATGACCCAATACAATACGCTATTAAGGTAGCTGAACAAACAGAGCAAAATAAAAAGATACAGTTAGTACAACAAGAACAAGCTAGATTAGCTCAAGAATCAAATCAATACATGGCTAATCAACAAGCACAATTTGTTGCCAACCAATCTAAAATGTTGACTGAAAAAGTAAAGGAATTTTCTGACCCAAAGAAAGCCGAACAAATCAAAAGTGATATTCGTAGCTTTGGTAAAAGTGTAGGATTTTCAGACCAAGAATTAGCACAAGTTTATGACCATCGTCATGTAATTATATTACAGAAGGCTATGGAATACGATAAACTACAAAAAGCCAATCCTAGCGTTACTAAGAAGCTGAAAAATGCTCCTAAAATGGCTAAAAAAGGAAATAAAGTTGCTAAAACTGATGTCTACACTAAGCAGAAAAAACGACTGAAGTCATCTGGTAGTATTGAAGATGCTACTTCGGTATTTACAAACTTTATTTAAAATGAGGAAACAAAATGGCAACATATAAAACATACGATACCATCGGTATTCGTGAAGACTTACAGGATGCGATATATGATATCTCACCTACAACAACTCCATTCATGTCAACAGTTGGTCGTACAAAAGCGAAAAACACATACCACGAATGGCAAACAGACAGCTTGGCTGATGTAGATTTAGACAACGCACAAGTTGAGGGTCAAGATGCTGTATCAGCAACACTGACACCTACAACTCGTATTGGTAACAGAACTCAGATTTCTGAAAAAGTTATCCAAGTGTCAACTACAGATGACGTAGTAGATAAAGCAGGTCGTTCTACAGAAACAGCGTATCAACTAGCTAAAGCTTCTGCTGAAATCAAACGAGACATGGAATCAATCCTACTCTCAAACCAAGAAGCAGATGCAGGTTCAACATCAGCACCTCGTAAACTAGGTGGCTTACAAACATGGCTAGAAACTAACTATGTTGGTGCAGGTACAGCAGGTTCAGAGGGTACAACTGCTCGTACAGATGGTTCAGCTGCAGCATTTACAGAAGATATGGTAAAAGAAGCAGTTAAATCAGCATATGAAAATGGTGGAACTCCAACAATGTTATTAGTGTCACCGACACAAAAACAAGTTGTTTCAACATTTGCTGGTATTGCTGGACAGCGTTATCAAGCTCCTAAATCATCACCAACAACAATCATTGGCTCTGCTGATGTGTACTTGTCAGACTTTGGCACACTACAAGTTGTTCCTGATAGATTTATTCCAGAGCAAGACAATGGTGCTGACACAGCATTTGTACTAGATTCTTCAATGGCTAATGTAGCTTATCTACGTCCATTCAAGAAAACTAAACTAGCAAAAATGGGTGATTCAGATAAACACCTAATGAACGTTGAGTACACACTCGTTGTTAAAAACGAAAAAGCTCACGCAATCATTGCTGACTTAGCTAAGTAATATGGTTACTGCCCCTTCGGGGGCATTACCTTTATAGGAGTGATATGAAAAAATTTAAAGACCCAAATAACAACAAAGTAACAAGCGTTGGACTTAACGATAAGGATGAAATAACTATTGAGCAGTCACAAGATGTCTCTGCTTTAATAGAACAAAACAAAAAAGATTACAACAATGCAGATAGCAAATGGTCAGATAAATTGTTTGGCAATAGAGTAGCCAGCATACCATTTACTGCAATAGACAAGTTAAACAAACAGGGAATTATGCAAGGCTTTGAAGTAAGAGACCAAAAGAGATTCTTTGCTTGGTTAAATGACCCTGATAACTTATATTTTAGAACAAAAGCAGGAAAATTATAAATGCCAGCCTTTACATCGTATGACAACTTAAAAACCAACATAGCTGATTATTTAGCCAGAGGTGACCTAAATGATAAGATACCTATGTTTGTAGCGTTAGCAGAGAAAAGACTTAACAGAGATTTAAGACTTAGACAGACATTGCAACAGTCTACTTATACCCTAGACTCTGGTTTTCAAGTACCAACTCCATCAGATTTCTTGGAGATGAAAGATATTCATATAGATGCAAATCCTATTGTTAATTTAAACTTTAAGACTGTATCTCAGTTTTACAGATTAGATAATGTTAGTGGAAGTGGCAATCCTATTAATTACACGTTAGTAAGTAATAACTTTGTATTAGCTCCTAGACCAACAGGAAGCTCTGTTATAAATATGACATACTACAAGATACCAAAAATATTGTCAGACACTAACGCTTCTAACGAGTATTTAGATGTATGCCCAGACTTGCTATTGTACGCATCATTAGTAGAATCAGCACCATTCTTAATGAATGACGAGAGACTGACTACATGGGAAGCATTATACACAAGAGGATTAACAAGCATAACCAAATCAGACGAGCAATCAGAATTCCCAGCTCAACCACTAGCAGTACAAATCACAACTTAACAGGAACTTATAAAAATGGACTTTTCAAATTATTTAGCTAACGCTTTAATTAACACCACAACAAGGCAGGTAGTATTTACTCCACCTACTAAGGTGTGGGTTTCTTTATACACAACAGACCCAACTAAAGACGATACAGGTAGGGAAGTAGAGGGTGCAACATACACTAG